TTAGACCCTCTGCTCCTTTTAAGAATTTTAAGATATTTTTGGATAATTTTGATATTTCGTTTTAGGTTTGAAAAATAAGAAAAAAGGACATTTCTTTGTTGGTACTGACCTGGTTGAGAATAATATAAAGATAATGTAGTCTTACACCAATAATAGTACCCATACTGGATTAAGTAGTTATTTTTAGATAAATAATATAAAAGTGGTTAATATTTTATATAATTTTGTAGTCATGTCGGAGTGGTCTCAACGCGATTATAATAGAGAGACATTGCGTAATAAACTATTCCATAAAAATAATATTCGCCCCACCAAATCCACCTAATGGAGATACTTGCGTTTGTACCTTAACACGTCCATCTGGATATCGTGTTGTAATTTTGGTATGTTGCTTACCATTACATATGGTAGTTTCTTTAGAAACCATTCTCCCTACATGACTTCTCTGGTCCCCGCGCGGTCCTCCCATATTGCTAAAGACTTGAACGCGCGCATTTCCCATAGGACCCCCACGCATACTTCCCATTTGATTTCCCATAGGACCCCCACGCATACTTCCCATTTGATTTCCCATAGGACCCCCACGCATACTTCCCATTTGATTTCCCATAAACATCTGCGCAAATGGATCTTCCCCGCCAAAAAAATGCTTGAAAATATCATGCGGATTAATTTGAATCCCTTCTAACCCACCCATTCCACCCATGTCATATCGCCGACGCTTATCCTCATTCGATAATACTTCATATGCCTCCGCAATCTCCTTGAATTTTTCTTCTCCATCTGGATTTTTATCCGGATGATATTTTACAGCCAACTTACGATACGATTTTTTTAGTTCAACCGCACTAGCCTTCTTATCCACGCCAAGTATTTGATAATAATCTGGCATATATCTTATAACCTAATCATATATTTATATATATTATTATATGAATTTAAATAGGGCTTATTGTGAACAAGAATGTTACATAGGATATATTAATAAACATTACAACTGAACCACACACCCTTCACAAACCTGCGCGTGACCACAATCATCAAACACCACCTTTTTGTTACTATTATCCATACAAACCGCACAATCTACATCGGTAAATATCGTATTTTTGATATTTATATTGGAATATCCATTACAGATGGGACATTTTTTATGAATAATATACTCGCATAAAGTCGTCTTATCATGTCCATTACCACCACAAAGACTACAATGGTGAGCAATTTGTTGATGGCTCCAAGGGAACTGACACGTTTCAATTTGACAATGGGAACTGGGATCGATATTTTGAGATGAGGACATGAAGTTATTGTATAAGGTGTTCTTGTCATTATCATAGAGGCATTCATACCTCCCATGCCCATATTTTTGACAATTGCCACATTGGTGATAGAAGGTAAGATGAGTGTCACTATAACGGCATCCACGTACTTTGCACGGCATGATTTGAAATATGGTATATCTTATGTTTAGTATTCAATTATCTGGAATATGTCCAAAGCTCCTGTTTTGGAGACATAGATATAAAAATTGAACCAATTTAAATATAACTGACCAAGTTAGCATAAGATGACCTCCTTAGAACATAAATATCAGAAGAAAACCGACAAGGAGCATGTATTGGATAATCCGGGAACCTATACGGGTTCTATGGAGCCGACTGATATGGACGCATATGTTCTAGAGGAGGGGAAGATTGTTCATAAGGAATTAAAGAATATCATTATGGGATTATATAAGCTGTTTGACGAGGCCATAGTCAATTGTAGGGATCATGCTATCAGGCAAGCGCAAGCCATCGCGCAGAACAAGCCTGATATTATTCCCCTCACCTACATTCATATTGATATTTCCGACGAAGGAGTTATTACGTTTACGAATGATGGAAATGGCATAGACGTGGCGGAACATCCTACGCACAAATTGTGGATTCCAGAAATGATATTCTTTCACCTTCGTACTGGAACCAATTACGATAAAAAAGAACAACGAATTGTCGGTGGTCAGAATGGATTTGGTTCCAAACTGATTTTCATTTGGTCTGAATGGGGCAAGATTGAAACCGTAGATCATATCCGTAAGCTAAAATACGTTCAAGAATGCTCCAACAATCTAGACGACAAAACGAAACCTAAAGTCACCAAATGTTCCAAAAAACCATACACTACCATCTCGTTTAAACCCGATTACAAACGTCTGGGAATACCCAACTTATCCCCAGATATGATATCCTTATTCAGGCGCAGAGTATATGATATTGCTGCAGTAACAGAGAAGTCTATTAAAGTGAAATATAACGGTACGGTATTACCCACTAAACATTTTCAACAGTATGTAGAGCTTTACATTGGTAAAAAGACGGAATCGAAACGAATTTACGAAAAGCATTCCGACCGATGGGAATATGTCGTGTGTTTATCCCCGAATGACGAATTCACCCAAGTATCGTTTGTCAATGGCATATTTACCTCCAAAGGAGGCAAGCATGTAGAATATGTATTGAATCAAATCATCAAGAAAATCCAAGCATATATTCTCAAGAAAAAGAAAATAGAAGTAAAACCTACTACCATCAAGGAACAATTAATGCTGTTCTTACGATGTGATATTAATAATCCGTCTTTTGATAGCCAGACCAAAGACTATATGGCCAGTTCTCAAGCCAAATTTGGTACTACGTGCAAAGTAAGTGATGAGTTTTGCGAGAAGATTGCTAAATTGGGAGTAATGGAGGCAGCATGTGAGCTTACTGCAGTAAAAGATAAAAAGTCGGCCAAAAAGACGGACGGGTCTAAAACTCGGTCCATTCGTGGCATACCTAAATTAGTAGATGCTAACTTTGCGGGTGGACCTAAATCAGGTCAGTGCACTATTATTCTATGCGAGGGAGATTCGGCCAAAGCGGGAATTATTTCGGGTATGGTAAAGGAAGATCGTAATGTATATGGAGTGTATCCTATGAGGGGTAAGCTATTTAATGTGCGTGGAGAGAATATCAAGCGCATTAGTGAAAATAAAGAGATTATAGAATTAAAGAAAATCCTAGGATTAGAGACCAATAAGGAATATCATTCCTTAGAGGAACTCCATAAGTCGCTACGCTATGGTAATATCCTCTTTATGACAGATCAGGATTTAGATGGTTCTCACATTAAAGGCTTAGGCATTAACCTATTCCAATCGCAATGGAAATCATTAGTCGAGCTGGGTATTATTGGATTTATGAATACACCCATTTTAAAAGCGACGAAAGGTGCAAAGACGATTGACTTTTATAATGATGGCGAATATGAATTGTGGAAGGCCGATAATGAAGAAGGTAAAGGTTGGAAGGTCAAATATTACAAAGGGTTAGGAACAAGTACTGGGAAGGAGTTCAAAGAGTATTTTAAACATAAAAAGATTGTGACCTTTACGCATACCCCTGCGAGTGATGATGCTATTGATAGGGTATTTAATAAGAAGCGTGCTGATGACAGAAAGGAATGGTTAGGACACTATGATCGCGCCGCGTATCTAAATACCTCACAGTTAAGCGTGTCGTATGAGGAGTTTATTGATAGGGAACTGATTCACTTTTCCAAATATGATTGTGATAGGTCAATACCGAATGTGATGGATGGGTTGAAAACGAGTCAGCGTAAAATCCTCTATGCGGCGTTCAAGAAGAAACTGACGACCGATATTAAAGTCGCACAATTTAGTGGCTATGTATCGGAGCATAGTGCGTATCATCATGGGGAAGCGAGTTTGAATGGTGCGATTGTAAATATGGCGCAAGATTTTACGGGATCTAATAATATTCATTTGTTGATGCCTAATGGGCAATTTGGTTCTAGATTACAAGGTGGTTCGGACAGTGCAAGTGAGAGATATATCTTTACGCATTTGAGTCCACTTACTCGTGCTATCTTTAATGAATCTGATGATGCCATTTTGGAATATTTGGATGATGATGGTACTGCGGTAGAACCCATTTATTACGCGCCAATTATTCCATTGGTGCTGGTAAATGGTGGGAAAGGTATCGGTACGGGGTTTAGCACCGATATTATGCCGCATAATCCTGCCGATATCATCAAATGTATCTACCAGATGCTAGATGGTGTACAACCGGAAAAGCATTCATTAATCCCTTATTATAGAGGCTTTCAAGGAACCATTACCGCCCTCACAAAAACCAAATTCCTCATTAAAGGATGTTATGAGGTAGTTAGCGCCGATAAAATCCGCATCACCGAACTCCCTATTGGGTCTTGGACGGATGATTATAAAAAGCATTTGGAAAATATGATAGATGCTAAGAAGTATGTGAAGGATTACAATGACATGTCTACGAATGTGCTGGTAGATATGACGGTGACGTTTCACAAGGGAATGTTAAAGAAGTTGCAAGCGATGAAGGGGGATTATGAGTGTAACGGATTAGAAAAGACAATGAAAATGTATACTACAAATACGAATACAAATATGCATTTGTTTGATGCGGAGGATCATTTGAAGAAGTATGAGTGTGTGGAAGATATTATATCAGATCATTATGCAAAGAGGTGGAAGATGTATGAGGAGAGAAAGGCGTATATGCTAAAGATTATGCAGGAGCAACTGAGTTTGTTATCTAATAAGGCTAAATATATCATGGAGTTGTTGGATAACACGATAGATTTGAGAAGAAAGAAGCAGGACGAGATAAAGAATATGCTAAAGAAAAAAGGATATAATCAAGTAAAAGAGAGTTTCCATTATTTGATTAAGATGCCGATGGATGCGGTGTCGGAAGAAAATGTGGATAAAACAATGAAAGAAAAGGGAGAAAAAGAGGAGGCTTTGGCTAAACTAAAGAAGCAGACGATTAAGCAGATGTGGAGGATGGATTTGGAGGGATTGGAGTCGCTACTCTAATAATAAAATACCAACATAGATTCTTTAGTAATATATAGGCAGCACATACCTACGATTATTTTAAATAGTAAAGGAATATAAAGATAAAGCACGACCATTCCACAAAAAAAGATAATACCTACTGTATCATTCGTGTTACAAATAATACATGATTGATGTTTTATGGATAGTTTTTTATTGTAGGTGTCCCATTGATTCCAATCGTTAAAATAGGTAATGATCTTACTGTCGGTTTTAAAGGAGGAAGGGTTTTCGTAATAGGCTAGTTCGGTATCTGTATCATATGGAAAGTCTGGGGCTTTCGGAATTGGGTCATAATAATTTTCTATGAAACAATCTTTGCATAATTGATGGGAACAATTAGGTAAAAGATAGCATACGCCTTGTGTAAAACAATTGCAGCATTCGGATTCCTTTGATTGTGTGGAATAAAAAGATAATTGTCCGTGTTTATAAAAGGAAAATAGAATGAAACATTTAGAGCAATGTCCGTTAAAACATTCTTTATGGTAAATAGGTTGATTACATAGTACGAAATTTGAACACTTCATATATATATATATAGTAAAAGAGATACTTTTAATAGGTCCTAGAATCCGATATGAGGTTGTAAACTGACGGGGTGTTTGTTCCTCCCATGAGACATGACTGGGTGGTCTATAGGAATCGCTAGAGTAGAGATATCATTTAGGTATTTAAAATACCCTTTAGCTTCGCCGTAAACTTGGGGGATGCAGTAGTCTAAAACGATTTGGTTTAGTTCATTAATTTGGATATTTAAATCGTGACATTGGTTCTTGGCGTAAGAGAGAAAGGTGGATCGCATGATTATTTTGAGTGTATCGGTGCATTGATTGCCTATAGTATATCGACCTTTAGACATGTGGTAAACCCCGTTAATAATGTTAGTTTGTAGTAGTTGGATATTGTCCTTACCAAAGAACCGACGGGATAATTCATTCTCGGACCAATTACCAATTAAGGGGTCTCTATATTCAGTCACCCGGGAATCGCACGAAATTTTATCGTACATTGAAAATAGTTTATTAGTATCTGGACAATTAATATTTACTCGTCCGTTCATATATATTTGTTTGATAAAATAAATATATATATTTATTTTATATGAGTTATCAAAAAGTCGTCATCCGTATTTTTGTGATAGTATTAGTAATTGTATTAATTGGTTATGGCATTATGCTATATTCCTCCTCTTCAACGGATATATACCCCCCGGTACAAGCGAATTGTCCAGATTGGTGGATAAGTAACACTCAAAAGGGTAAAACTGTGTGTGTAAATGAGAAAAATTTAGGAAGTCATACATGTAATAGTACAATGGATTTTGATACTAATGAATGGAAAGGCGCAGAGCATATATGTAAAAAGAAACAGTGGGCACAATCATGTGATTTAACTTGGGATGGTATAACTAATTCTACAATGAAATGCTAAATAAACATAAAAAATATACAAGTATTTATAGTTATGGAGATTTTAAAAAAAATCGATTATATTATAGACAATTATGAAAATAAGTCTGTAAAACATGGTATATATATTTATGGTAATAACGGGATTGGAAAAACTACTTATATTAAAGAGCTTTTAAAAGAAAAGTACGACTGTATATGGTATACCGCAATGGACAAAATCACAAAATTAACTATAGAAAACCTTACCAACAACAATATAGCGAATAATAGCATTATGACTAGTTTTAATAAGATACAAAAGAAGAATGTGATCATTATCGATGATATAGAAAATATCCATTATACCGACAAAAATATATTGAATTTATTAGTTAAATTAATTCGTCCCAAAAAAACCAAAAAACAACTAGTAGAATGCTATTCTTTAAATCCAATTATATTTATAGCAAATAATATTAAAGATAAAAAAATTAATGACCTCATAGCAGTTACTTTTCCAATTGAATTAAAAGACAAACAAACCGACTTTTGTAGAAAGATAATACTTGATACCTTTCCTCAAATAAATAATAAGTATATGAATAGTATACTTAAAATTAGCAATAATAATTTAAGTAAATTAATGGAAATACTTCACTTATATAAACATAATGTATTTATACATGACAATTTAAACTACGTTTCTAATAATAATACAAAGGACATTACAAGAAATATACTATTAAATGATTGTAAATTGCAAAACTTTAATAGCATGATAAATGAGGGAGATAGAACTATTATATCATTATTACACCATGAAAATAGTATTACTATTATAGATACACTGTCTACTAATAAAAAAATACTACTATATTCCAAAATGCTTGATAATATGTGTATGTGTGATTATATAGATAGATATATTTTTCAAAAACAGCTTTGGGAATTAAACGAATTAAGTAACATCATTAAGATATTTTATAATAATTTATTATTACGTAAAACAATCCAGGTAGATACTATTAAAGACATTAAATTTACGAAGGTATTAACAAAATATTCATCCGAATATAATAATTATATTTTTTGTGTAAAATTATGTAAGCTATTATCGTGCAATAAAAAAGATATTTATATTATTATTAAAGAATCTAATAAATTATTTAATAGGTTGCATAAACTTTATCACGATTCTTCAGAGTTTGATTCACCTAGGTGTCTTTGACGTTCATAAAATTTGTCAATAATAGCAGGATTTAGCCTAACTCGTCGGTGGCGTTCATATTGTTCTGGAGTATCATAATACATTTTATATGGATCGGCGCGACCCAATACCCCAAGACTATCATGTACCATAAATAGCTTTTTAGCATCTGGATGATTTTTCTTGAAAGGGTACGGGTGTTTCGTGATACCGTTATAACAATGGCCGGAACTAGTCGGAGAATATATTAGTTCTAGATGTGCCAGTTTCTGTTCTTTTGCGAGATGGTCATAGTCTTCTGAAGACATATCCCATTCAGATTCATTTACATTTACATTGTCGGTATCGTAGGCGCATTGATTGAAGTTAGTAGTTTGAGTCATAGTTATAAATACTAATGATAGAAAATTCATTTCAATTTTTTGGCATTATTTCGCAATTTAATGTTTGTATTTTGTAAATCTTTCATAATATTAACATCCTCCATATTAGTTAGCTGTTTGGTCTCTCCATTAGGCATTTGTATCTTCCATACGCCCATCATTTTAGCCAATTCACTATTTTTCTTTCTTTCTTGTTGTAATAAAGTATCTGTTTCCTTTATTTTTTCATTTAATGCCATAATATCTAAGTGCTGTTTTCGCAAAATTTCACTTATCTGTTGAGGCGTTATTTTTTGTGGTTCTTGTCCCGGCACTTGCATTACGAACTGTCCTCCTCCTCCTCCTCCTCCTCCTCCTTGTTGCTCTGCCATGCGACGTCTCTCTTCTTCCATACCACTCATTTGTTTTAATACATCTGGCTTCATTTCAGGCTTGCCTGGGTCATATACCTCTAATTCGGTATCTATCTTTTCCATAAACCATTCTTTTATAAGGGGTTCTTTCACAAAATCGTCCACCGTTTTATCGCTAACTTTAGATACGTGTGTAGGTCCACTTTCTAATAATTTTTTTTTATCAAACGTATTTTGCGTATGTGAAAATACCAAAATAGTTTGTTTAGGGTCTAATTGAACCATCGGAATACTATAGGATTTAAGGAAATCCTTCTCTTCTGCTAGACATTTTTCATCATTATATTTTGTAATTTGTAATAATTCTTTCTTGAAGGCAAATGTTCCTGCCGTAGCATGATTAGGTCCATACGGTCCAAATTGCCACATTTGAGAGATATGCTTGAAATAAATATATATTTCACTAGCACCAGCTACTAAATGTTTACTGTTTGTTAGCATACTAACTGCGTGTGATATGCGTGTGGGTGGATAATAATCATCATCATCCATATATACGATGATATCACCCGTTGCTTTTTCATGCATTAAATTTCTCTTTTTTCCTAAAGTCATTTTTTTTTCATAAGAATAGTATTTTACATTCGGGTTATTCTTTACTAAATCATCTATTTTATCGGTTCCATCGTCGATAATAATCCACTCTATTCGCTCTTTCGGATAGGTTTGATGTTTAAAGCAGTTTAACATTGAAGGTATAAATGGTCGCCTATTATAGGTAGGAGTACATACGCTTACTAGGGGCAGTACCGGGGTAGGTTGTTTGGTTGATTTACGTTTTTTTTTAGCCATAATAATACATTAATTATATATTTAATTGAGTTTTTAAAAGTATTTACTTGGAAAATAAATGTGATAACGACATGAATGATTTAATTAGTAATATTGCACCGATAGAACCGACTACCATACCGACCCCGTTAGCAAAATCTGGATCCATGGTTGTCGTGGCGCTGTAATAGATTATCATTACTATTAAAAACATGATAAACTCCTTATTCCCCTTATATATTTCTCCAACTAAACTGGTTACGCTGTGAAAGTTTTTAACATTACCAGTCCCAGGATAATTAAAGACTCTTCCCCAATAAGAATTCGCGTAGTTATGGAACATGGTTTCTATAACTGGATAAAACCACCAAAAGAACAAACTCCATTGGATAGGTCCAACGAATGGAGCCCACATTAGTAGCCCGGTAAAGAGAGCCATAACTGCTACAATAACTTGTAAGATACACAATATTAGATACCATATAAATTGTATAATATGATTACCTATAGAGGCGATAGGTCCGAGATAAAAGGGAATAATGTTGCCACACTTATATACACTTGCATTAGGGTAATGTTCAAAAAAGATGGCATATATGCCCCACATTATGGAGTAGAAGAAAGTAAATAGTGCTATAATAAGAAATACTAACCAACCAAACACTAATAAAAACTTTATACAAATTTGGTACCAAATGGATGATTGTGATGGACTTTGACTTATAAGAATGGTATTCCAAAAAGAGAACATTTTAAATCCTTGTCGGTATCCCCACATAACGAATGTTATAATGGTAATAAAATAGGATAAGAAGGTATCTTTACTAATGGCGGAATTACACTCTCCAGGTGCTCCATTATGACATTTATCTGGCATGGCGATATAATTATAAGGTGGTAAGGCGGTAATTTTATCTATTCTAAATATCCGGGGGATAATTCTATCAATCATTTTGTCAGATTTAGAATTGACGAACTCGTCGTACACTGCTGGCGCTTTAGCTCGTTGTCTTTTACGTTCAGAAATAGATGCTTTCCCGTTGCGGTCGTAATTATTAGTTGAATCCGATGGTCTAAAATCATTCGCTGAAATGAAATAATATGGTGCATTTTCTAATACATCCCCGAATGCTATATCTGGATTAGAGATACGTTCAAAGAAAACGATAAAAAGACAGTTAAAGGTTATATATAGCCACAACTGCCATGAGTTACTACCTATGGCCATTAACCAATTTCCATAACTGCTTATAAACGCTGAACTAAATATGGGAGTATTCGTATCCATGATATATACTAATTAGAAAATACCAAACCAACATTTCCTCCAATAAATTTAATAATATTATATCTTTCTTCCATAAAAATGATTTCAAATCTATATTTGAAAGTATTACCGTATGACTGTATAACCCCTATTGGCTCTCTCATTAGTGTTCTCTCATCGGTTCTACATATGGTATTAAAGATATTATCTTTATTTATAGGCGGACTAATAGTAGTTAATTCTAATTCTATTTTGGTAAATTTGGAACAATTCATGGCCCCTGTAGGCTGAACGTTCCTAGGATTAGTATCTAACGTAAAGTTATAGCAATATAAACCATCTTTCGCTGTTCCACTAGTCCGTGTATATTTTTCTATATAGTTATAGACTCCTGTGTCCATCAAATTCTCTCTATATTTACCGTCCACAATTATTGCGGTCGTCGTCATGATATTCTTTGTATTTTTTACCGTATATACCCCAGTAGTTGAGAAACTAAACGTATCTCGATCAAAGACTTGCGGTCTATCCACGGACCCACCCAATATCGCGTTACCATCCCAAAAATTAATAAATGGGTCTCTGGCGGGGTGAATCGGGTCAGAGGAGCTTGCAGGTTGACCCTGTTCATTCCATAGAGGCTTAATATCTAACATACGGGTTACTCTAGAGAGGTCGTGCATTAATGTAATAATAGGAGGTGGATTATATCCTATAGTATTCACCGGAAAAGGCCGACCAGGCACATTCGCCGATGTATCTGGAGTAACAAGGTATTGTGTAGCATTAAATGAAGGATCATTTATAGGAGGAACTCTACTAGGACTAGGCATCATGTTTTCATAATCCCAATTAGTATAATTGGTCCATTGATTTCGCTTGTAAGCATCATCCCTCCTAGCAAACCACATCCATGAAGATACCAATCCCATAGATTTTAAATCTAGTATCTCATTTACAGATATACCCTCAAAAGTAGTCTCATGTATATCGTGCATCAAATATTCTTGTGGTTGTGTAGCAAATAATCTTCTCTCGTCCTCGCCTAAAAATACATACGTAGTAATTAAATGTATATTGGCATTCCAACTTTTAGTATTTTTATTCAAGAGGTTGGAGGATTGTGGAGGACTTTGTAAAAAGTTGTACATTTCTTGGTATGGCTCGTTAAAGTTAGGCGCAATACGCGGAAAGTTCCCTCCAGGGTTCTTTACATCTCTAATCGTAAATAACTCAGACATAGGACGTAAAGTTACCGTTACAGTTAATTCATTATACTGTAAAGATACTAAAGGAAAGGCCTGCTTAGTATTTAAATTAAACCAGGCATTTAGGGGAATATAAAGGGTTCGTCCTCTAATACTTGGTTCGGATCCTCCGGGACTGTTGTTATATACAGCATTAGGGTATCGTCCCTTGCGTTGAAAGGCGTTAGCTGGGTCATTAAATTCTGGTAAATTACCAGTCATACGGTTAATTAATTCTTGTTTAGTTTTATCCAAATCTCTCTCTATCATTGCGGTAAGGTAATCGCCCGAGTATTTTTGAAGGGTTTGTCCACCTACATTTACCTCAATAGATTTAATTAGTTGGGTTCCTACATGTTTTATCCACTGAAATTCATATGGTATATAATAGATTGATTTAGACCCGTTAGTACTAGGATATTGATGAAGCGGACTCCAAATATGTGGCAAATTAATCCCCATATAAGTATCAGCCACTAAATCGCCATACCGTTTAAATTTAAAGGTAAACTGGGAATTATTGGTTAAACTAATTGTTTTTTGACCATCGTACTCTAGTCGGAATTTTTGCATTCCGAAATTGGTATATTTGGAATAGTTGGATTTCCAAAACGTTTTGGTAGGATTACCCGTTAATATAACATCCTGTTGCCCTACCCCTATAATATTTAATAATCCTCCGGGCATATAATTATAAGTATTATAATTATTTAATACAATAATATATTATAATAGTATGGACGGGTGGAGTATGTTAAGTATAGTAGGATTAATACTAGTCATGTATTTGTTATGGAATTATGTCGGCGCGCCGGTTTCAAATAAGTGTAGTAAATTATTACAACAAGATAGTTTATATACGTTAGGACCTTTTAAAGGAGGAAATAAAGTTAAATCGTATTATTATTTAAATAATCCAAATGATAAAGTGAAAGTAAAAATGGAGGAACTACAAGATCTCTCATTAAAAGAATTCTACATTAAAGCAGCCTATAATTGTTGTGCTTTAGGCAACTTAAAATATGATTATGTTGATTTATGTGCCTTAAAATATTGCATAAAGCACGGCGCTCGGTGCTTGGATTTTGAAATTTATTCCATCAAAGATAGACCCGTAGTAGCGGTTTCCTCCGTAGTTAATAATTATGCTAAAGAGTCCTACAATAGTATTTCTTTTGCCGAAGCAATAGATACCATTAACGCCTATGCTTTTTCTAACGGAAATAGTCCGAATCCAACTGACCCGTTATTTATCAATTTAAGAATTCGGAGTGTGAATAAGAAAATATACAATGATATGGCTGATATATTGTATAGTAAATTAGAGAGAAGAATGTTGGGAAAAGATTATAGTTATGGTTCATGCAATGCGATAGCTAAAGATGGAGCGCATAAAAATTCACATATATGTACCAGTTTAGGAGATACGCCCTTAAAAAAGCTAAAAAATAAAGTGATTATTATGTTGCAGGAAGATAACCCCAGTAATTCCATAGCAACCGAAACCAAATTATACGAATACGTAAATGTATCTAATTTAACCGATAATTACCGGACCATGAGGGAAGAAGAAGTACATGGAACGCATGATTTAGCTAGTTTAGTAAATTATACATCTAAATATTTATGTATGGTAACTCCCAATTTAAGCAGTCTAGATGCTAATCCTGCGGCCAATATTATACAAAGAATGGGAGTCCATTTTATAGGCATGAATTTTCAAAACCGAGACAACAACCTAATTGTCTATGAAAAGTTCTTTAAAGATTATGCATTTGTAAGAAAAGGGGTAGAGAAAAAGGTGAGTTCAGAATATTTAATCAATCGTCCTGTAGTTGTCACGTCTATTTATAAAGATGACCCTACCCAAAATCAATGCACCTATCAACTTAATCTTGCTGGACAAAATCCACAAAAACCATCTTTTATATAACCAATAAATATATTATACAACATATATATATGAACCAATTTGCTGAAAAAGAATTAGAAATATTACGCCGAACCGTAGATATTGCCGAAAAAATTCAAGGCAAAACAGTCATTGATTCTCCCGAAATTCAACAAATCATTCATATAGTAGAAGACTTTTTACGCACTACCAAATGTATATGTTATGGAGGTACGGCTATTAACAATATTCTACCTGTACAATCACAATTCTATAATAAAGAAGTTGAAATACCTGACTATGATTTTTACAGTACCTCCGCGCTAAATCATGCGAAGCAATTAGCCGATATATACGTAGCGGAAGGATTTACCGAAGTAGAAGCAAAGGCCGGGATGCATCATGGCACTTATAAAGTATTTGTGAATTTTATTCCGGTAGCGGATATAAGTCAATTAAGCGACGAGATATTTAAAAAAATGAATAAAGAGGCCATTAAAATAGATGGCATATTATACGCTCCTCCTAATTTTCTCCGAATGGGGATGTATTTAGAGTTATCTAGGCCTAAAGGGGATGTAAGTCGTTGGGAAAAAGTGTTAAAAAGATTAATAGTATTAAACCAGCATTATCCTTTAGACAGAAAGAATTGTAATTCTTCGGAGTTACAGCGGGGATTCCATAAAAATATGGACACGATGGAGAAGCTATATTCGGTTATTTTGAATTCATTCACATCAATGGGTCTAATCTTTTTTGGTGGATATGCGAACGCAATGTATTCTAAATACATGCCAAAACGATTAAAAGCAAAATTACAAAAATTTCCAGATTTTGATGTCCTGAGTGAGGACCCGAAACGTTCCGCCACCATATTAAAAGAGCGATTGACGGAACATCATTACAAAAATATTACCATTACCAAACGAGACAATATCGGAGAGATTGTTGCTACCCATTACGAAATAAAAGTAGGCAAAGAAACTGTCGCATTTATTTATAAACCGTTGGCGTGCCATTCTTACAATACCATCCATATACATGGCACTACCATCAAAATTGCCACCATTGATACCATGTTGAGCTTTTATTTAGCCTTTATCTATTCGAACCGCCCCTATTATGACGATGACCGAATCCTATGCATGGCGCATAAATTATTCGTCGTTCAACAAAAAAATCGCCTCAAACAAAAAGGACTCTTGAAACGATTCAGCCTAAAATGCTACGGCGAACAATCCACCCTTGAAACCATGCGTTTAGAAAAATCTACTAAATATAAAGAATTAGAACGAGGCTCTAAAGCATTTGAAGAATGGTTCCTAAAATATGCTCCGGGGGAATCCAAAGTCAAAAAGAAGAAGAAAACCAAACATAAGAAGGCGCGCGCGAAAAATAAAACGAAAAAACAGAAATAAATAACATACCCAACAGTTAAAACGCCAGCTCCAATCCTTGTTCTTCCGTTATAACGGTATCACATAAGCCCCAACACCCCATTAATACCGTCTTAGGTACGGTATCTGGAACATTCCCCCATGTATACATCGGACGCCCCTTAAAATTACAATATATCTCTCTATACACAAACTCGTCGATAGGCTCCTTGGTAGATAACAACTCTATATTATAAAACGTCATATTATCTAATATAACTAATGTATTTGTACTGGCGGTAGTCTCTCTATTAGAAGATAACCCCTTCGATATAGCTAACCATTTTGTAGGAGATATTTTAATGGTATATGCCGGCTTTAACGCATGGACACTTTGGTAATTTAATAATATATCATTGAAAAACGTCGTTGATATATTATTTCCCATATAATAAATGTATAAATTATTCTTTAGGTATTATACTTAATACATAAACTCTTCATACTCCTGCAAATTTAACACATACATTTGCTGTGCCGGATGCAACTCGTACATATAATTGTCCACACTCGCTAAAGTGGTTTTCACTCCCGTCTCTTTATATACCTCGTGTAATTTATACATGTGCACCTTGTACTTGGGTGGATACGATTTCACCACATTATTACGTAGGATATAACAATCTACATAATACGCATGCAGTTGCTTCACATACGCATCCCATAACGTTAGAAAATACAAATTAGCATCCTCCTCTTCCGCATAATAATTTAAATATTCCGACAATTTACCACTCTTATTTAATTCTAAAAACCGATATAACGGCTTTGACTGATTACCCCGCAATTGACGCACCGCTTCATAATTAGGATTTCTATGCTTTTCACGCAATCCCAAGTCCATATTCTTAAATACAATACCTTGCACCATATATGGTGTTTTATGAGACGCATAGGTATCTTTTAATAGCCTCATATCGGTTGTAGTACAATTTACATTATATAAGGCGGGACGATGAAAGCCTTGTTTTTCTATAAGATGTTTAGCAAATTCATTCTCTCTTAAATGAATTAGATTAATATTAGCATGTTGCTCTTTATTATCAATTTCAAATAATTCCACTAAATATACCTTGTTTTCCGTTACAGGAGCTACAATCCTATTATTTACATGTTGCAAGACGAAAGAATAAACTAATGGGAGGCTATTTTCACTATGTCTAGGCAACTCATCAAAATTAAACGCATCAGGCAATGCCTCCAAGAACATCTGCCTAAAGGTTGACGCATCATTATAAAATCGGTTATTCCCCCCTACACAACTACGTGTAGCAATTTGCCAATCCAACTCATCCCAAAATAAATTAATCATTGTACCATCTATAAATTCTTCGGCCATAATATTATCACGCATGTCCTCCATCAGTTCTACCGATTTAGAAGGCGCAACGCTAACAATATCCCCTGAACGATTATCCTGAATAACCGAACGATAATGTATATTTTCCGGCAACTTTTCCTTATAACGCAAAATAGTATGTTTATCACCCTTCGTCTTACTAACACTAGAAAGATTATTTGTTTTCATTATTGCATAATGAGCCATGTATAACATGTTAGTTATCTCTTTAGGTTAGTTCTTATATTTAATAATAATTTCTAGTATAAATATAATGGATATACAATTGCAGGATATAATACAGATTCATTGGAATAAGCTGGATGCTGCTTCTCCGAGATATATAGTAGATTATATCTCTAGCGAAAAGCTTAGGCTTATAAATATAGATAATTTAGAGATTATAACAATACCATTAGACCAGGGGGTGCCTGATACTGGAGAGAAAACAATAGTACAAATAGATATATTAAATCGTTCCACCAAAAAGGGATATGCTGAACAGAATGATTTGGTACCGGGCGTTTGGATTAATATATCTGTTAATGATGAACCTTCCACAAAAGGGTTTATCCGTGAAAAAGACGAGGATATGATTGTAGTAAAATTAGTATTAGATGTGAATTCCCTCTATGATACAGATAAATGGAAATTGCCTGAAAGGAATGACTCGGTAGAATCAGTCGCTAATTGGGGAGATAGCCCTGAAGAGGGGGACGACTATATTTATATTGATTTTAAATACGAAGGCGTACCTGATAATGTATCGGTCCAAATAATAGATAACCCGTTGTTAATAAAAGTTGACCCTACTAATATAGAATACCCAGTAGACGAAAGTCCTATTGAATTTGATATTAACTTTAACCCTACCGGTGAAATCATAGAATTATACCAAGAAGTAGAAGTTCCAGAAGAGGAAAAACGATATGATTTACCAGTCCAGTTAGCGGACCTGCTTGATGACTTATTGTCCGATATTCCTACCGAACTACGAACCAGAGAGAAATTAAATACACTTAATATACTATTAGACAGATTTAAAGAATTACGTTATCTATTTTCTAATACAGATAATAAAGGATACGTTAGTTCCTTAAAAACACATGATCATGACTATAACGCAGTTACCTCTGCGCTACAAAACTTAAATCAATCGTTATTCTGGTTAATCCCGGTAGTTAAAAATAAACGAAAATTATATAATGTAGACGACGATAAATTACCAGATGATGTAATATTGCGCCGCCTAAAAACCTATATAGAGTTAGAAAATACCTATCAAGAAGAGTATGAGTCCCATAATACTCAAAATAGATATAGGACATGGTTGAGTAAACAACAACTATTAAATAACGAGTATTTATTACCGTCGTTATATGATCCTCAAACGAAACTTACTATTAATACTAACTTACCGGTAGTAATAAATAACGAAATCATGGGAGAAGAAGCACAGTCTTCCGTAGTTGGTAGCAAAGGGTCTAGCGCGTCTGTTATGACCATAAATAATGCTACTGCCGTATATTCATTACCAACCACATACTTGACCAATAACGACGTAAATATTAAATTACCCAGAAACAGACAATTTATTAGCGCCAAGGATTCCGTAATAGTAAAAAACTTTATTAAATTAAATAAATTAGCCATTGCCTATTCTACCTTATACTTACCAGCCACCAACATATATTTAAAAAGCAACCTTAATACTTCTCCTCGCTATTTGTACAGGTTTCTACAGAATAAAATTACCACAAAATATATAGACACTGATACAACCGATAAGGACAGTCTTCAAGCTAATACCCCAAGCTCTACCATAAACAACCATATTCAATATAAACCAGTGTCTTTCAGTAGCGACAAAGACTCTATTGATAATATGAACGCCTTTATTAAAAACGTAGTTCCTACTATAACAGATAAACTAGATTATATAAAGGACATGAATCCTGCTCCATTATCCATATATAGTTCTATTTTAGCGTTAGAATCCTTTTTAGTATATGCGGATACGATAAACAATGACATGGTTAAAAAATTACAGCAGATTATAAATACCAATATAGATAAAGTACAAACCTCTTATATAAATCACTTAACGTATTTAGATAACGCGTATAATTATACCGCTTCTCCAGAAAAACATGAAATGGATAAATCAGTATTTAAAGATATCATAGATGGAGTAGAAGATATATCGGACTATAAATTTTTAAAAACCATGTTGTCCATGGATGGATGTACTTTATATACGTTATTATTAGTAAAGAGTAACTTAGATTTACATATAACAAAGGACGTGGCCGCCTACGCAACACCTACGGAGGAAATACCTGAAGATCTATCGCAAGAGGATGATAAGGCGAATTGTAAAAAATATGAAATAGCTAAACAATATACGTCTAGAGGCGATTTAGAGGCAGATAATAAAGTCCCTATTTATTATGATACACATTTAGACACTACCCGGTATGATACTATGGATATTTATAAACCACAATTAGACGCGGTTTCTACGGATAAAGAGAAAGAGACATTTTTAATACAAATTTTACAACAGACGGTAGGCATGAGCGTAGACCAAGCTAAAGAGGAGGCTATTTCATTATTGCAACGGCGACGACTGGTACCAGACGGAGTATTTGCATTATTAACGATAGATAATACATATACCTATTATAAACGCATAGCAAATGAGTGGGAAGAAGATGTCAGTATACCTAAGATACCCCTAGAGTCTAATACCATATTTTGTAATATGCAACCTAAATGCCTGACCTTAAAATCTGAATGCGAAACCATTAATAATATCAAAATTCCATCATATATGGATAAAATGAAGGCATTTGATAGTGCTATAGAAAAGGAGTTAGAATTATTCAAACAGACTATAGACAAGGATATTACTTATTATACAGACTATTATAATAGACTGGTGTATATACAAAGTATAAAAAATTTAAAGAATAATAATATGTATTATAGCTTAGGGTTAGAATCAGGAACGACCCCTCCTACGCCAAGTCCTTATTTAGAATTAATGACTGCAATTATTGGACAGAGCGATTTCGTCAAAAGACAACATGATATAGTAAAATTTGTAACTATATACACGCGTCCGGCAGAGGAAGAAGAAAACCAGTTTTTTAGGTATTGTAAAAAAACAAACATCCCTTTAATGCCACTCTTTTTAATGGATTTGGCAAGTACATGGATAACAACCCCTGCTAAATATGTACCAACATTAGAAAGTATTTGTGTTAAACAAGGAAAACTCAGCGACGATGGGGATTGTTGGGTAGATGAACATAGTGGCTATGTCATTAAGATAATAGAGTCAGTGTCGGAATTCCAGTCTACTGGAGCTGAAGTAGTTTTGACGAATGAATTATTTATTGCTCCCAAAAAGAGAGTTGCACTAAGTACAACATTGGACATGGTCGTCTATGCAATCGCCAATAAACTAGGTATTAATATAGAACAGCAACTAGTAGATATGAAAACAATATTTAACAAGCTTATTAATAATAGAAAATTTTTAAAAACAAGTGATGAATTTAAGAGACTTAAAAAATCTACGGACCCCGAGAAGGCTAATAAACAATATGAGAAATATAAAAATATGTTATGGGTTCGTGCGGCTATTGCAACCTTTGTATGCGTAATACAAACCGCTATCCCTAATTATAACTCTAAAACTACTACTCCAGGTTGTGTAAAAGATTTTTCGGGATATCCGTTAGGTTCTCAAGAAAATATGGGATGTGTTAAATACATTATATGTACCATAAAATCGCTAATAACTACTTTTGAGCCATGGAAACATATACACGTCTACCGAAAAAACATAGATACTTTTAAGTCACATTTAGTAAAAGATATATCCAAAATAACCGAACTCGATGCCTATCAACTATTAAAACGAAAGAAACTAGCCTATAATGTGCTGAACCCTATAGACGATACACTAGTTACGCGTGGTACCAATTGGGCCCAGTTTTTACCACCATTGAATCCTATAAATCAGCGGAGCGTGGAACCATGTAATACAAAAGTACTGGAAAACCTACACTCTGATCTGCTTATGGGTTCTAAGGATCAATATGATAAAATAAATATAATAAACGGTAAAATACAATTATTTTCCATTAGTGTGCTAAAAACGATATCCACTGCTATCAGTAAAAATGCCGCTCTATTATCTAATTCTTTTAATGAACCATTTATAGAAAATTCCTGCTGTCTAGAACAGCAAAATACTGGAATTCTTATCTATTTGTTCGGACCATCTCTAACCAAAATTATAGATGAGATAAATTATATTAAAACATACGAAGTAATACTTTCGGATGTATTATATTTATCAAAAGCCCCAGTGCTTCTATGTTTAGAAAATACCATTTTAAACTGGGCTACTACTATACCCGATTATAGTGAATCAATTATTATATTGGCAATTATAAATTACTGTAATTATGATAATTTTAAAGTAGTTCCAGATAATTTAATTTCTATTTGTGGCGACAAACCCGAGAAATATAATTCATTAGATACCTTTGCTAATAAGGCGTCTATTATTAAAGCTGAACGGGGACAACTTAATAACGAGCTATTATTTAGCATGTTAAAAGTAGTATATAAAAAATTAGAAACAGCTCATACATCTGATATATTATATGGACATTCATATGTATTAGAAAATTCTGTTACTAGCTTTGCAAATAAACATAATACACCACCAGTAGATGAAATAGTTAACCTATATTTAGAGTCAAATATAGAGATATTAGAAGAATATACAAAAGCTAAAGAAGAAAATAATACAGCCATCCAAATGAAAGTAGAAGATGCCGCAGTACGATATTATACAGCCCAACCAAACCATATAGATATTCAAGTAGTAATTACGAATAAGTTACTTTATGATATATTAGAAACCATAAATCAGCCGGATTATTCTAAACCTACTATAGACCTAGTGGATAAGATGGACGCCTTTAATCAAGTATCCGTAAATAGGATTAAGGAGATTATAAAGGACCAATCTATAACTCCTCCACTTAGAGAGTTATTTAATATAAAGAAGCCGAAAAAGGCGATACCCTTTATAGATGAATTATTGCATTGGAAAGACTATAATGTATCTAATAATATAAGTTGGTTGCAATATGTTATTTATAACTTGACTACTATTTTGCCTAATAAGATCATTCATAAACACAAATATGATAAAATTAAAATACCTAAATATTGGAACCTGCATCCTGATCATGAAAGTAAAATAAAACAAATGGTATTATCAGAATTTAACTCGTTTAGAACATTTATGAATAAAGACTATTTAGATATATGGTTTAACTCTATTAAAGCATCATTAGATTATTATTTGACTCTTTCTAAGAGTATTATCATTAGAGAGAAGGGCATGTTTGACGCCATTTCCTCTAAAAAACTATTAGAGTACTGTGTTTTTGAGATATGTAATTTGTATATAGGGGGTGAGGAAGGAGTGACAGAGGACCCAGGGTATAGAGACAGGGTTTTATTTATTGCAACGGCAATGAAAATGTTTTCCGATACAAAGAAAAAGATTAACTGGTCATATGATGAAATTGTATATGATGTCAATAAAAGTAAGGAATCAGAGAAAGAATTAGTTATTAATAGACTTGAAAGTATGTCAGATGAAGAAAAACAATTGGATAAAGAAATGAAAAATCTTAAATTAGGTCCGTGGGCAATAGACCATGTTACTAACTATAACGCAGCCGAGTGGGCCAAAACAGATAATGATGCAGATTCTGCCACACTGATCGCAGAGACAGAAGAGCATGATAATATAGCAGACTATCAAGGAGAGAATGCCGATGAATGATTATTTACTTTAATGATTAAGTAAATAGTTGAACTAGGGATAAAAGTTAATATAATAAAATATTATATTATATTAATGCTTACTCGCCATTTTATGAAACAAAATATTATTTCTTTTTCAATTGCTTTATATATAATCATCTATGTTGTATTAAACCGATTTAAACCTAATTTTTTATACACTTCCTCTGGAGTATTACGATCCTTCGGTCTAAATTATAAAAATAAAACCATATTACCTATTTGGTTAGTTTCTATTTTTATTGCTATATTATCCTATATTAGCTTGCTTTATTACATTACTTATCCACGTATTATTTATTAAACAGATGCAAATGACTCGGTGGTGTTGCCCGCAGCTGCGGCTAACCCAGTCGGCAAAGTTACAAATTTAGGTTTTTCTGGTTTACCGGCCTCTTTATCTGCGGCAGATTGTAGGTCCGCATCGGATTTTTCTATCGCTTCAGGAGAGGAGGCAATCGGCGCCGAAACAATATAATAATAAGTTACCGCGATAGTTAATGATCCCGCTAACGCTAGCCAGACTCCCTCCGATACAATATCTTTGTATAAATACCATTGACCTATGGATTTAAATACTTCGTCTAGTTTAAGGTTATCATCATCAATAAATACTTTGTTTTTTTTTAACTGTTCTAGGAAGTGGGCTTGATTTTCGGAGGTAGCTTTCGTTAATATAAAATGTGGATCGCTTTTCATATTCCTAATGGATAATAATAAGGTGCTGTCGTCTTTATTTAAGTGAGTAGGTACTTCTATCGGGGTATTACCTACAAAGGGAGGGGTTGAACCATCCTTTAGTATGTCTTTGAATTTATCACTAATTGGATTAATCATGTTTGCAACTGCATAACCAATCGTATTAGAGAAGGGAATTTTCCAAGAAGTAAACCCCATATTAATGATACAATATAAAACGACAAAGATAATCCAAAAAATCAAACTAGTTAATGCCATGGTGGTATTAGTAGTTTTATGAGTACCAAGTATAATCCACATATTATAGAGATATTGGGTGAATAGTATAACAATAAGGTACACCGCACTCAGCACCAGGCTCGGGGTTGGTCCCATCATTGCCTTAATACATAAGTAGATGGCCGTTATCGTTAGAAATATAATATTTACAGATAATAACCTAGGAACCGTAATATTTTCATCAGCCATTTATATAAATAATCTATAATTTTTTTTACTATTATACATTATTATGGAATATCCCAAATTAATTGAACCTAATATAAAATACTTTACTAAAGCTACCTTAAAACAATGTAAATTAATAAAACAAAAGTATTTTAGTATAATAGTAAATATTGTATGCTTTGTATTGTTAATGGTAGTGGGTGGAGGGTTATTGTTATATAAATATAAGGGTAAATTATCTCCGTTAGAGAAAGAAGTAAAGACGCAACAACATAAGCATTATATTTTTTCCAAGATTAAACAATATCAAGATATTAAAGCACAAAGTAGCCATTCATTAATAACTGATTTACCGAAATATTAAATATAGTTCATTAATTATATGGAACCAGATAAATCTAATAAAGATATTGAGAAATTTTATAAAGATAAACAAAAATATGAACGTATGGAATTTGTAGCATTAAAGGCAGACAAAAAACCTAAATGCCTATATTGTAAAAAGCCGGTTGGTATGCTATTCGCAATAGAATCTTCTACATTAATAGCGGAATGCGGTGCTCATGGATCATCTGACGGATGCGATTATAAATTAGAAATAGATAAGGGGAACTATATACAAATAACGGATAAATTATCCGACCTAAAAGCCGAAATAGCTGAATTAGAAGAAAAGATAATAATAGTGAAATTTAATCACCTCTTTAAATTCCATTCTACCACACAAACATCCGAGGAATTTGAAAGTCTAAAAACACAATTTGAGACCCTAAATATGGAATATTCGTCTCTTTTACTACAAAAACATATTCCTAATGAAGAACTAATTAGCGAAACCAAAACCCAGTTACATCAAGCGGTGAATGAAATGAAAACAATCGCAAATACGAGGGAAGTAATATCGATTCAAAATACAACGATAAAGGAATTAAATGACGCGATAAGTAACTTAAGTTACAAACATAAAGAAGTAATATCGTCAAACGATGCATTACATCATAGGTTATTAATGCAACCGTATACCATTCTCTCTAATGAAATAAAAGTATAAAACCTATATATAATGAATTTGTTTAGATTCATATCCTTGCCTATATTTATAGTTTCTTTAGCGATTGGTATATTATTAGTATATTTACAAGTTCCTAAACATCAATTAGTGTATATATACCCTACACCTGAGAATCTCTCCAAGGTTCAATGGAAAGATAAGGCCGATAAATGTTACACCTGGGATCAACTAGAAGTATCATGCCCCGATAATGCCCAAGATATTCAACCCATTCCTATTCAAAATTAAAGTATTTATGTAATATATGACGAAATTACATAAATTATTATATTCCAAATATAGTAAAGTAATTTTATCCGTTATATTAGGGTTTGGCTTGGCGACCATCTTTAAGGTTACGTGTGACAACGAGTCATGTTATAAATACATCGCCCCTAATACTACTAAAATAGAAAAACATATTTGGGGTCATGGAGAGAAATGCTATACCTATAAAGCGAAAACCACGCCTTGTACCGATAAAAAAACCATATTTGCGTAATAAATATAGCAAATCGTTCTCTGCTATATTTATCATGTCCAACGATACTACCAGTATTACCAATTTACCCTTATCATCTACTTCTACCGAAACAACTCCCCCTCAAATGCCCTTACAAACGAATAATATTACCATGGACGTGACTGATAATGTCTCTCAACAAAACCACGTACAGTCTATCGTTTCGGGAATACAAAAGGCAGCAGCCGCCGGAGCAACCCAATTACCCTCACGCGATATACCCATGAATACCCAGCCCGTCGTATCCGACGAATGCGCCAAACCTAACTATATTCCTCGCGCACCCACCGAAGACTATATTCAAAATTATGAAACGTCTGCGTCCACCTTGCACCAAAACACCATAAACAACAATAAAAAAGATAATATGGAATACCTATTAGAAAAAGCACAACTACCCATCCTCGTTAGCCTCCTATTCTGGATATTTAACTTACCCCTCGTTAAACGACTATTAACCCGATACTTTAGCTTCTTCTTTAAACCTGACGGCAACTATAACCAATATGGCTATTTAGGGGTTAGCAGCATCTTTGGTCTCAGTTATGCGGCACTTCTCCATGTGCTTGAAATTACTAAAATGTAAAAAGGCAGATTATTTTTTGCGTCTGCGTCGGGTTTTGGTTCGTTTGCGCCGCCGTGTTCGCCTAGATCGCTTTTTACGTTTGGATTTTCTTTTTTGTTTTCTTCCCCCGCATTGATTGGGCTCTATAGAATTTTTAAATATAGCGGTCATAATCGTCTCTATAGCGGATTGATAATTAGGCAGTGACACTATTTGCAGGTTGGATTTGTTGGGTAGTATAAACTCACTCCATTCGTTGTCTGCCGTAGTGGCGCTGACTAATTTCCCAGTATCAGGGTCGACAAAATGCACAGGATTGGAGGCAAAGAACTTAATAAATTCTTGTTTATCTTTTTCATCTTTTTCATCTTTTTCTTCTTTTTCATCTTTTTCTCCGTCGTTAAAGCGTTGTATATATTCATCGAGCTGTAATTTTGATATTCGACGACTGGTACCGGGGTTTTTTATATATTCTGATCCATACGCATTATATATATATGCTACATCATTATCCTCTTCTCGCAAAACTGCAAAATAATGTGCCATTGGAAATGTATTATCTCGCTTAGTTATACCATAACAGTCTAGGCTGGTTCTATCATATATCCCGCCTTCGCCTCCGCCTTTCTGGAGTTTATTTATTGTCTCTGGGACCATTTTCCTAACTGCATCGCGCGCATTGAGGAGTGCGGCGCAACTCGTAGTACCATCCTCAGTCGCCAACCACTTGCAGAAAGTATAGGTTTCTGCAATTTGTGTCATATAATTCCCGCAATTAGTTATTGAACTAATGAGGTTTGTTGTAGAACAGCACTCCTTTTCCTTTGTGTTTCGCGATCTAGTTATAGCACAATCTGCTCCTCCAAAATGGGTTTTGATCTCTTCATCAATTAGTTCTAATTTCGACTTCTCAGCAGAAAGTAGGTTTACCTTACCGGGTTGCTTGAATACCTTACCAGCTCCCAAATCGCTCCTTTTGCTGTTCATGTCATTCCCGTTGTCATCGTTCCTCCGTCTTTTCCCAGCCGAGCCTAACTTATTGTCCTTGTTGTTGTTGTTGTTGCTCGCAATATCCATTACATTACCAAAACATAATAATTCTACAAAGACGGGATTTGAGCAGCAATACTATTATATAGCTGGATGCCTTGTGCCGCCGCGTTTATCATCTTTTCCCTCACCATATCCTTATCCGTCGCCTCCTTAAATGCAATACGAATAATACTATCATCATCGTGCGGATGCTCCTTTTTAAACCCCAAATATGTCAGTGTCGCCGTCTCCCCCTCAAAATACATACTATATAACAAATATTCTAATACTTTCCCTAAAGTATAATCTTCCTTTTGTAGGGTGACGTCATAGCAATGTTTAATGGTAGAGAGGCTTTCTTTTATGGGATAGTCGGTATTTTGTATAAGGTCCGTTAGTTTTTCTATCATCTTTTGAATAGCGAGGTTGAGGAGCACCTTATTGGTATATACCCCAACGGTTTCAATGGTAAAGTCAAATGAATTAGGAATATAATACCTTTTTGCGTCCAGTAAGTCCCAGTTCTCCTTTGTTTCGGTTGTATCCTCTGTTTTCTGTTTTTCCCAGGCTTCATTAGCCTTTAATGTATCTAAGGTATTTTCGTAGGTGGCTTTAGACACGACATTATACATTGAATCATCTTTTGCGTTTGATATAGACATATCACACGTAAATTCAATTTCTTCGCCCGGAATAGATTCGGCTAATTGTGGGCGAAGTCGTAAAATATCGATATAATAGCCATGCTCATCCGGTGGAAATATCTGGTCTCTTTGTGGTTTAGCCATTTGCTCGCCGGTGGTTTTATGGACTAGTTCTAGGTCTGCCGTAGTTACAAAGACCATTTGGTCGCTGGTGTTTATCTTTTTACATTTGATTTGATAGAGTTGCCATATAGGTTGTGTGGTAGGAACTGCTTCTTCTTCTTCTTGCTTACCTTCATAGTCTTGGGTGGTCTCTTTATGGATATGAATGGGTATAGAGCTGACACGTTGCTTAATCATTTCGTTGGTGAACCGAGTATTATTAATAGTAATATTACATTGATTTTCGTCGTGTGGATAAGATTTAACAATTACTGTAGAAATTTCACTTAATAAGATTCGTCTGAGGGAATTAGCAATGCTTACATGCACAGGATTCAATCGGAATTTTAGAGTGGATAGTTCATCGGTAATAATTTCTAGTTTGGCCATGGTGAATATATATAATATATATATCTTAAATCAATTTTAAGTTAAAAAAAAAGCAATAATTACATAATATGAGTAGTATTCTGTATTACAGTAATATGTGTGAGAATTGTAAAGCGCTATTGCAAGATATTAAGCATAATAATTTAGGTTCTGATATTCATTATGTATGCATCGATCGTCGCGTAACAAAAGGCGAACAAATCTATGTAATATTAGAAAATCAACAAGAATTACTATTACCACCTATCGTATCTAAAGTACCTGCGCTATTATTACTAAATGATAATTATAAAGTACTTTTTGGCAATGATATTAAAAACCGATTACAACCTAAACAACAAACTTATAAAGAGGCGGTAAACCCCACTAATAATGAACCCTCGGCGTTTTCTTTAAGTTCTATGGGAGATATTGTTTCTGATACATTTAGTTTTTTGGATCAAAACGCGGATGAATTATCCGCTAAGGGATCAGGTGGATTACGTCAGATACATCAATATAGCACATTAACCCAGTATGATAAAATTGACACACCGGAAGAAAATTATGAGGCAAATACGATAGGTAATCAAGGAATTGATATGGATAAACTACAGAGAGATAGAAATACGGAATTAAAGTTAGCATAAGTAAGTATTTAAAAATATGTTGTCTCATATGTAATATGCCCCTTAAATCTACTTATTTAGAAGCGTTTAATAGTCAGTTAGATGAATTTATCAAGGATATTAAAATCGTATTAGCGGCACATTATGAGGTGACGCTGGCGTGTCATGCTATTACTGGTTTAAAAATGATAAACAAAACGCTTATCATAGGTGTATGGCATTCGGCAATAACCGAAGTATATATGGAACAAATTAAGGCAAAAGATTATGAGTTTTTTTTAGAAAAAGACTATGGGAATGATCTGAAAGGAAATAGTTACGCAGACCAAATTAATGCGGGTATTAATAAGATTCGGGGACATTTGCGAGAGCTGAATGAGGCAGACAAAGAAACGGTTCTTAAATATGTAGAAAATCTATGTCGTTTAAGTAATTTATATTACGAATCACTTAAAAATGAATTACATAAGTAGAGTAATGGATATAGATTTTAAGAAAATAGTGACGGATTTTAAAAAGGATATAACGAGAAGTTTTCCCGAGTATAGCGAAGTATTAGAGACGATTGATACGGAAGATGGTTTAGTAACGTTGAAGGAGTATTGTAAAACGGTATATCCCGAGAGGTTTTTTGATATCTTATACCAAAATAATGAAATATTTACGGATGCTTCTTTAAATACATGCTTTTTGCCGGGGGTAGAGTTTAAGGATATTTGGAAGGAGGATATTACGGATACTACGAAGGAGACTATTTGGAAGTATTTGCAGTTGCTCTTGTTTAATATTGTGGGGGATATAGATAAGAAGGCATCTTTTGGGGATACTAGTAAGTTATTTGAGGCTATTAAGGAGGATGAGTTACAGAGTAAATTAAAGGATACGATGGAGCAGATGCGAAGCATGTTTGATATGACGGGGAAGGATATGTCGGGTGCGGACATGGCAGGCGTGGACATGTCGGGTTGTAGTATGAATGGTTTACCTAATCCAGAGGATATTCATGACCATATTAGTGGCATATTAGATGGAAAATTAGGTCGTTTAGCGAAGGAGATTGCGGAAGAAACGGCGGAAGAGTTAGATATTAAGGATGTTACAAAGGTGGATGATATTTTTAAAAAGTTATTTACGAATCCGACGCAGTTAATGGATTTAGTAAAGAATATAGGAACCAAATTGGACAGTAAATTAAAGAGTGGAGATTTAAAGGAATCGGAATTAATGGCGGAGGCGGCAGAATTAGTGGATAAGATGAAGGATATGCCAGGTATGGGTAATTTCAAGGATATGATGGGGAGTATGGGAAATACTGCGGGGTTTCAACAAAAGATGAAGCAGCAAATGCATATGATGCAGATGAGAGAGAGAATGAATAAGAAGAAGGCGGCGAAGGAGGCGGCTGGGGCGAAGGGGACGAATGTGGAGGCGGGTGAAGGAGCTGGTGGTGCTGGAGGAGCTGGAGGAGCATCCATGGAGGAAGCATTAGCGAAAGCACAAGACGCAGCCGATAAAATGATGAAAGAATTATTAGAGATGGATACATCACAGCCTAAAAAGAAAAGGAAGAAGAAAAAGAAAAAGTCTAAACATTAAAAATCTTTTATGTCTCTAATATAAATATGGATAATGTATTTTGGGTAAATGATCCTAATGTATTGGTTTCTAGTTTCAGTATATGGCCTATGCCTCATATGAATAAAAATGATAAATTTAATGCCATCTCTCGCTTGATACTTATGATGACCCTGCTCGGTGTATTTATTACACGGTCCACCAATCTATTAATTACAGGGGTCATAACTTTAGCAGTTATTGCCTTTTTATATTATGCTAAAGACAAAAAAGCTGATGTAAAAGAGAATTTCACTAACGTATGCAAAGGACCTGTCTATAAAAGTGTACCGGATAATCCCCTAGGTAACGTACAATTACCGGAAATTCAATTTAATCCAACGAGAGATAAAGCGCCTCTAGCAGCCACAAAAAAACAAGAAAAAACCATCAATCAAAATACCAAAGAAATGATTATTAATACCAGTTTTAAAGACGACCCCGAATTAGGTAAAAAGTTATTCAAAGATTTAGGAGATGAATTAACTTTTGATCGGAGTATGATACCGTTTTATACGACGGCGAATACTACGATTCCGAATGACCAGAACGGGTTTGCTAAATTTTGTTATGGAGATATGCCGTCGTGTAAGGATGGGTCGGCGATGGCATGTGAAAAAGGGGCATTTAAATATATTCCTGGTTAAAAAAATATATATATATCCTATATAATGACATCGGTTAGTAATTATGCTTTTCATAATATGGCGAGAATCGGCAATGATAATTGTGATACAACAGAGAGAAATGTGCAAAATAATCATCAATCGGCGTGGTCTTTAACCAATTATTTTGCAAAGGATTGCTATATGAAACAAGGTATAGATTTCGCTTTATCGGAGCCAGCAATTAATTATACAGGTTCTCACCAAGTAGGCGTCGGAGGATGTAACATAGATATTAATACCGGTCTCAAATATGATCCTATTAGTAGGCCACCATGTCGTATTAGTTTATTTCAGAGGCCATTTGCAACGGTTCCCTATTTAGGAAGAGGGGCGGTAGACCCCTCTACAGAATCCGCAATCATGCAAGGGGACCAAATATCGAACCGTAAAACCACCACTAACTATTCCGAAAAATCCTATTTAAAACATCACTATACGCCGATGCTTCCTTCTTTAGTAAATAGTATAAATAATCCTGCGAATTTAGTAGAAGGAGTAGCTGCTAGTGGGTGGATTAGAGGTGGTATACCTTCAAGAGACCTCATTCGCGACGAAGAAACCCAGAAATTACACACGAGAAAACCCTCTTCTATATAAGTATAAACACGCCTCTATACATCTATATTATGTACCAATATAATATAGATATTACCTATAATGATGATGATTCCTATCAAGCAGCATTTCTCTCTCTCTTTAATCTAACAGAGTATGACGGGATTATTATTTCGCAGACAATGGATGAACTATTTGACTCTATGAAAGATAATAATGACTGGATGGAATTATTAAAAGAGCTCACGGGAAAACATTTATTATCTTATGAGGTAGAGCGGGATTTAGGCATAGCAATATTATTATCGTATGACTATTTAGCGTTGTTTCATATTGAGATACAAAAATTCCATGTGAATGAAACTTTCACTCTACGAAACCTACACGCGAAGCTGGAGAAAAAATAATATAGCTATATTAAATATGACCTCCACTAGAAATAATAATACTCCAGGCAACTACAAGATGGAAACAGCCATTAATAAGCATATGTTTCAGTCGGCCATGTATAAACACGGTTCATTTGGCACACCTTATTTATCATCTATACCGGATGGAGGATCTGCTCCACCAAGTAGGATGGATAGGAATCGATTATCCAAGAATCCGGTGGAGATTGAGACACAATTATTCGGTATAGGTAGTAGTGATTTAATAAATGGATATACTCCACCTTTAGCAACGTTACATCATTTAAAGGATATTAGTTTTTTTGATAGGAATAAGATAATTATGCCAAACGCCTTAATGGTAGAAGGAGCACAGCGAGCATTGCCCTTATAAAAATAATCTGTATATACTATAATGTCATTAACGAATATTAGGAATGATAGGGGTAGATTAGAGAAGGAGATGCAAATAATAACGGAAGAGGGCAGATATATGTTAAATGTACCTGGACCTGGTAATTGTACAGGATTTGAGGAAGATCCGCATATTAGATTGCAGAAATGGGGGGCTAATCTACATAATAATACCATTAATGTAGAAAGTGATTTAAAGGGTATGACCCGCCCCCTAATGAAAGATTGCTTAGCAGAAAATAATTATGCCAGACATGCGACTACTTCTTGTGGGTTACATTATAAAACGACTAATTCGTATGTAGAGCAGTCCCGAGCTACCGCACCGGCTTGGATATTTAGGGAACTGCCAAATAATAGGTGGAACTATTTACCCTTAGACCCACAGGCGAATATAGAGAAACCATTCTATAATAACATTAGCACCCGAATTATAGAAAAAGATAATTATGATTCTTGTAAAGTTTAGTAATATATTATATCATTTATAATATATATATGGATGCCTTAGTTGTAGCACTAGTAGGAATAGGCGGCTTATATGTTATCTCAGAAGAGAAAAAAAAGAAAGAAGGGTTTACCGGACATTTACAACCACAAACGTACCCCGTACTTGAACCAGACGTTAATCAGTCCGACGAGGACTATATTCAAAAATACTCTAACCCAAATCAAACCACCGACAAGTTGTTAAAAAAAAACAATGATCCAAATGAAATAGTAATGTCAGACCAGGTATTAAATTCAACCGATTCAAGTAAGTTTAAGCATAATAATATGGTACCTTTCTTTGGTGCTAGTATAACGGGTATAAATTTAGAACATAATTCCCAAACGCTATTAGACAGTTATACGGGGGCGGGTAGTCAAAATAATAGTAAGAAAGAGCACGTACCTATGTTTAAGCCTGAAGATAATGTTCAATGGGCGTATGGCGCTCCTGATTCCAGCGATTTTTTTAAAGAACGGCAGGTACTAGGTAATGCGCACAATAATACTAAACCATGGCAGGAACAGCAAGTTGGTCCAGGAATAGGGAAAGGATATTCTGCGACTGGATCTGGTGGGTTTAATTCAGGTATGGAAGATAGAAACGATTGGATGCCTAAAACGATAGACCAATTACGGGTGGATACTAATCCGCGAACGGTAGGTATACTAACGGGTTTAGAGGGACCGGCCCAATCTAAGATTACGAATACTGGAATTGAAGGAACCATAGAGAAAAATAGACCCAATACGGATTATGTGTTGGGACCCGAGAGGTTTTTTACTACTACAGGTGCGGAAATAGCTCCTACCGCGCATTCAAATCAGATGATGGGTCATGTTAATAGGCCTGAAACTAATATGGAACATTATGGCGTAGGAGGGTCTACAAATATTCAGAAGCAAAAGGCTCCTGAAAAATATAGTGCGCTAGCGAAAAATCCCCATAATTGTAGTGACTATATTGGAAATGCTTATATAAACGGAGCACATGCGACTACTAAAAACGATAATAACGTAGGGTCTTATTATGCTGCACCGAATAATCGGATCACTACTAAAAGTGCTACGGAATTTGGTATAGTAGGCAGTGTTATTGGTTCAGTAATGGCTCCGGTATTAGATATGCTCCGTCCATCTCGTAAAGAAAATGTAATTGGAAATATTAGAGAATCGGGAAATGTTCAACAGCATGTGGGAGGATATTATGTAATTAATCCTGGTGATCGTCCAAAGACTACCATTAAAGAAATGACCACGGGGGAAGGCAATCATATAAATGTGCAGGGGCAGAGAGAAGGGGTGGGAGCCTATAAAGTGACCGAATATCAACCAACTATTAATCAGAGAGATACCACCAATGTTAGTGACTGCGGAAACCCGAACTCTAATGTTCAAGGATTACATCAAACGGAACCCTATAATCAGCAAAGAAATAATATAAACAAGGTGCAAACGGAATATACGCCGTCCGGAAGCGAGAATCTTTTTAACGGAAATATAAATGCAGAATTATGTACTAATCGTGGAGTATGTAATTCAAGAGGGTTAGCGCCTACGGTTTTCTCTTCGTCTCCAAGTGTGAATACGTTAGGACGAGTGAACACCGCAACTTATAAACAATCTCTACCCGACACCAAGAGAATTGATTCCTCTATGCTAAATGCGTTTAAACAAAACCCTTATACACATAGTTTACAAACCTATTAAAAGATACTTATATGTATGTATAAGATGAATCTTCATGGTACGATAAAAACACAATTAGATACTTTTATAGAAGCCAACACCTTACCTAATCTAATTATTTCTGGTCCATCCGGGTCAGGTAAACGCGTTTTAGTAAAAGAATATATTCAACGTATATATAAAACTCCAGAACAAATAGAATTATATGTGTTTACGGCTAACTGTGGTTACGGTAAGGGAATAACATTTATAAGAGATGAGGTGAAACATTTCGCTAAAACTACGAATATTTCTAACCTAGTAAAAACAGTATTACTATATAATGCGGATAAGCTAACAATGGACGCGCAATCCGCGATGCGACGATGTATTGAAATATTTAGTAAAACCACTAGGTTTATTTTAGTGGTGAAAAATATAGATTTATTATTAAAACCCATATTATCACGGTTTAATCATATATATGTTCCATTTCCCATTATTGATAACGTGCCTACTAACCTCTATAATATCCTACATTCCATTTCACACGAATACTTTGATAAACGTCTCTCTTATCTGAATAACCAACTTTATAAATTACCGAAACAGTTATCTTTAGATAAACTATTTATATTATCCGAAACGTTATATAATAAAGGCTATACAGCAATAGAGGTAGCCAATTCGGTAAAAAACCTCAAAATGAACCCCATAGATAAACACAAAATATTTCTCGTTTTTAATACTATTTGTATGGAATTTAGATCCGAGTTATTTTTAATTAGAATGCTTCTGTTATTATATTATTTTCGTTCCATAGTTAAAATAGAAAATATGTTACTATTTTAAACATGGATGATTTTAATTTAGGAAATTTGAATGAAGCTAGAAATGAATGGTCGGCACGATTAGTAAATATTGTTAATCCTCATGTTATTGATGGGTTCAATGCCATGTTTAAAGAGGCATATGAATTATGCGTGGAAAATGAAGAAGACGAAAAATATCTAATGACGTTTCAAAATTTCCTCAGCAGAATACCCAAATGGAATCAAGAAACAGTAGAAACCGAAGTAAAGCGTATAGCCGAAAGTAGTAGGTGTAGTTATTTGGAAGATTTAATTACGTGTGTACATATAGTGCAATTAAAGGCGTTAACCAGTGTAAGGGTCGGACAAAAACAGAAACAGATAGATATTAGCATACCTAAATTGGAGGTCTTTATTCATAAAATATATACGTTGGTGGCTAGGAAATTATATACCAATATTTATCTATTTGAGATAGAAATCTCTCCTTTAGAGAAACAAAAAAATAACAGAGAATTAGAATTAATCGTTAAGGAAAGCACCTTAAATGCTATTAGAGAATCTATTCCCATTGAACAAATCTTGCAAAATTATCTGGAAGAAACGACGGAAGATGAGATTATTGTGGCAGAGGACTTGCCTAAGTTGGAAGCGCCGAAATCGTTACCTGATTTGAGAGAAGCCCCAAAGTCACCTATACTGAATAAAGACACCTCATTAACTTTAGTAGAAGAGATGAAACCAGCAATAATAAAGATGATACCGGATTCAACTGAAGAAATTAAGTTAGATATTAAGGAATTGTCTCCAGCAGTTGCCGAAAAAATCGCGGTGGATGTTGCCGAAAAAACCGCGGTGGATGTTGCCGAAAAAACCGCGGCCATTAAATTTAATGATGTCGATAATGCAATATCTATTGATAAAAAGGAAGAGGAGATTATCGCTCCAAAAACAATAGAGAGATTAGAGAATATATCAGAGTTACGCGCCGCACAACGCAAAGCTGACGAGGCTGCTGAAGAGGCGGCCGACAACGGAGATAAGATACAAATCTTAGATGCATCTCCCATCGAACTAAAAGTAGAAACGCCTCCGCTTTTAGATGATATTATCACATTACGTTAAAATCACCTTTTACTATTTATTTTCTATGTATAATGGACCCATTATACATAGCGATCAGTTCTAGCATTTTATTTTTCTTGTTTAAATTTGTGGATTCTAAATTCCTATCCAAGGAACCTAAAACCATCAAATCACAAATGAAGAACCTTTTTACTGTTTTTTGTAGTTCTTATTTAGGAGTCTTTCTATTAACCAAATTAAATGAAGGCGGAATTTTAGGGATCTCTAAACAAAGCACTCCAGCATTTACTGGGACACCAGAGTTTTAAGTTTAGGTAGGCGTATGGCGCCACTTATGCAATATGGTGTACATTTTATGGCTGATTGGCTGTAATGCAACCTATGAATACTCAAGAGAATTTATTAGAAATACTAAAGCTTGGCATTATACAATATGCATGATAGTTTTATTTTTATGAATCTTCTTTTTTGTCACTACATACCGTTTAAATAAATCTCTCTCTAATTGTGCTTCCGGTGTATGCTTATGTACAATACGTGCAATCATTTTATATAATTTAAATTCTGGATATCTTTCGTCACCATTTCTTTTGTACAATACATTTTTCCCCTTATCATCCATACACCACTCGGTAACCAATAATTGTATGGGGTCTAAAATTTCTTGTTCGTCATCAATAAAATAATCATATAAGGAACATGCTAACCGACACAAATCAAAACTATTATTTGGTTCTATCTTCTTCTTATTCGGGTTGAAAAACGGTCCACAATTATATTGTGAGTACGCATCTTCATCTGGGAAAAAACTATCACTAGCATAAGTATTATTATTAACCGTATAAATTGCCCTTCCAAAATCTATTATTTTCCATATTTTACCAAAGGTAGGCACTTTATAATAGGTAGAATTAAAATGATAATATAAGTACTCTTTATCCGTCTCACAATACATGACATTATTCGTATGTAAATCATTATGGGTGAATTGAAAGCTTTTTTGATACATTAATAACGTCATTATGACTTGCATTAGCACAGAGGTCCATTCATCATCCGACATTGTTTCCTTCATCATATACGCGTCCAGGGTATTAACACACTTTTCTAAACAAATTATGTGCACTGGAAAGTCCTTTATGTATGCGAATATTTCTTCTTCGTCGAAATCAGATCCTGACTCAGAACCAGAACCAGAACCCCTCTCAGAACCAGACTCAGAACCAGACTCAGAACCAGAACCCATCTCAGAACCCGTATTATCTTCCTCGCTGGATTCTTCCTCCTCACTTGATTCATGTTTATGAATACGCATACTTTCAGGATTATCAACTTCTAATTTAATTTCATCTAATGTGGTAATTAATTCATTGGAAGAACCCTCGTCCATACTAGTAATAGGAATAATATCATTTAATACTACCACGTCCTCGTTTATAATTAAACTGGGTTTTTTAACCACTGGTAGATTGTCATTTTGTAGGTAAGTGTCCATATTTTTTATAAAGTGGCCATTTGAACATAAATAATCAAAATCATCAAAAATATTAACTCTAAAATCGGTTTGATTTGCTAAATATGATCCGTGAAAATTTAGACCATGCACAAACCCCTTATCATTTAATAACATGGAGGTCATGAATGAAAAGAACCCATCTATATAGGCATTATTATGGTAATTTATTAATTTAGGATGTACAGAAGTATTTTCTTCTAGGGAGGGTAGGTCAAATAAGGTATCTTCATATTTTCCTGCTAAATATTTAATAGGATCAAGAAGAGGTGAATATTTAATAAAAATATCAGCTTCTTTTGTAGTTTTCTCGTTTTCTAAGGTTACTTTTACTACATTATGGGTAACTCTACTAATAATTTCGGTAGTATTCCATTTATAATTTAGTTGAAAATCATTAAAGGTATCTTTGGTGGTTTTAAATAACTCATTATATATGGGGTTATAATTTTGAATATTATTACATTCTATTATTTTCTTTTCTCCTTGAAAATAAGATTTATTTTTCCTATAGTTAATATTAAGCATCATTAAATGTGCTTTGTAAAATTAATTTTATATCCAAACTTATCTAATATGTTAAATATCATAGCGTTTATATTTACTTAGGATAAACTATCTCTAATATATGACGTTAGAATTAAAAAAATTTAACATGAAAAACATTGAATTTAAACCAGATGAAAATAAAGGACCCGTAATTGTTTTAATTGGTAGGAGAGATACCGGTAAATCATATTTAGTAAGGGACGTGTTATATTATCATCAAGATATACCTATCGGGACTGTTATATCCGGCACCGAGGCAGGAAATGGGTTCTATTCCTCACACGTTCCAAGGCTATTTATACATGATGAATATAATACCGCTATTATAGAAAATATTTTAAAAAGGCAAAAAACTGTATTAAGACAAATAAAAAAAGACGTAGAAGCATATAAAAGATCCAAATTAGACCCTAGAGCCTTTGTAATATTAGATGACTGTTTATATGATGCCGGCTGGACGAAAGATAAAATGATGCGTTTATTGTTCATGAATGGACGACACTGGAAAATTATGCTCATTATTACTATGCAATATCCATTGGGTATTCCCCCAAATCTTCGTACCAATATCGATTATGTATTTATATTGAGAGAACCATACATCGCAAATCGCCGCCGCATATGGGAAAATTATGCCGGTATGTTTCCCACGTTTGAATCCTTTTGTCAAGTAATGGACCAATGCACCGAAAATTACGAATGTTTAGTCATTAATAATAATAGCAAATCCAATAAATTACATGACCAAATCTTTTGGTACAAGGCCGAACCCCATGGCGATTTCAAACTTGGTTCCAGAGATTTCTGGGAAATTTCCAAGGAAATAAAGTCCGATGATGAGGATGATGTATATGACCCCAATTCCAGCAGAAAACGAGGCGCCGGACCAAAAATATCCGTGAGAAAAAGCAAGTGGTAAAAAACATATCTCTAAAAATTGATTAAAAAGTATATTATCATATATTTTTTAATATGGACGAATCATCCTTAACCGATGAACAATATTATGTCTTGGACCAGTTTAAAGAAGGTAATAATTTATTTATTACAGGACCAGGTGGAGTAGGCAAATCCCATCTAATTAATACCTTAGTTCACTATTGTAATAGCGTAAATAAACCGGTGCAAGTATGTGCTCTAACGGGGTGCGCAGCGGTACTGTTAGGGGGCAAGACCAAGACCATACATTCATGGAGTGGGATTAATTTCTGTGATGGGAAAAACAGCGAGTTAATTACAAAGGCATTAAGCAGGTATATTATCAAGAGAAATTGGAAAAAAACACAAGTGCTTATTGTGGATGAGGTTTCTATGATGAGTAAAAAAATGCTAATGGTACTAGAAGAAATGGCGAGGGATGCGAGAAATAGCGTTAAAGTATTTGGAGGAATTCAGGTAGTATTTTGTGGAGATTTTTACCAATTGCCGCCGGTATGTAAAGATAAATCAGATAATAGTAAGTTTTGCTTTGAGGCGAACATTTGGTCTACTATCTTTCCGCTAGACCAACATATACAACTGACTCATATTTTTAGACAGAAAGATAAAACCTACTTAGAATTATTATCTCAAGTGAGAGAAGGGACTATATCGGCAAAGAATATTAAGATACTTAAAGAACGGATGCATATAGCCAAGCCGGAAGGAATTACGCAGTTATCTCCTATTAAGTCGCGAGTAAATAGTATAAATGCCGGTAAATTTAATGACTTAGCCACTGATGAGCATGAATGTGTTATGGCGATTGAATATGATATGGATAAATATATCCGTTCAGGTAAAACGATTGAATCGGAATTATTAACCAAGGGTAGATTTTTGACTCCGGTACAAAAAGAAATGGCAGTTAATAAATTACGAACGAATAGTAAAGGTGAAAAGGTGTTAGTATTAAAGGTTGGTTCATTTGTGATGTGTACGGCAAATATAGATATGGATAATGGTATATGTAATGGGTCGCAGGGAACGATTCTTGATTTTATAGAGAATCGTCCAGTCATTAAATTCAATAATGGTATTACCAAGACTCTCTCTAAACACTGTTGGCAATCGGTAGATTATCCTACGATTATTATTAAACAATATCCTCTTCAGTTAGCGTGGGCTATCACTATTCATAAGATGCAGGGGGCTACGTTAGAGTCGGCAGTAATGGATCTAGGTAATAATGTATTTGAGAATGGTCAAATATATGTGGCTCTATCGAGGGTTAAATCATTAGAGGGATTATATCTGACCGAATTCAACCCGCGCGTTATTACGACAAATCCCAAAGTGCGCGCGTTTTATAAAAAGATACCTGCGCTGAATTTAGAAGTAGAATATGAGTCTGAGGAAGAAAAGGACGAACCTTTAAAAGAAGAATCTTATCTAGAACCGGAAGTAAAAGAACCTCCCAAACCAGCTCCTAAACCCGTAGCTATCATAGATGAAGCAATCCTTCATAGTAAATTATATAAAGAGTTACAAAGCTATCGGACGACCACCTCTAAAGAAAAGGGTATTCCACCATATTGTATTTTTGATAATAAAACAATGGCATTACTTACTACCAAATGTCCTACTACTCTAGAGGCACTTTTAAACGTAAAAGGTATAGGTAAGGCAAAGGGCGAACAATATGGTACAGATATTATTAATATATGTACTATAGATAGAAAACATGAAGTTAACCAGGAAACAAAACCTACTACCCTAATTAACGCTAAAAGCAACCCGATTAGTAAATCGGGGCTATTTGAATGTTTGAGGCTCTCTCTATAAAATTATGTATTGGATGATGCGTCTACTACTCGGGATTGATATACATTGTATACAGTAATGAGGTTGTTATTTTAAAATCATTTTAAATAATTATCCTCTCTTTTTGCGTTTACTCTTGCGTTTACTCTTTATACTATTATTAGTAATTTACTCAAATCCTAAAATATTTTATATATATATATATATATATGTCTTTAAACACGAGATGTAGTTCATGTATACCATGTTTAAAAGAAAAAAAACGCTCTAATTGTCATTTCAAGCCAACGGTTAAACAATGGCCCGCACGAAGCTCTAATAAAACCATATTAAATAACTTACATGAAGATTATAAAGCCCAAGAAAGTCAAATAACCGAGTATGATAAGAACTGTGATGATGGGAAAAGTCAGGAACAATGTAAGAAGTATATACGTAAGTTGACACGTATAATGGATGCAAGGAATCATTGGATGAACGAATATCTAGACCCGAGGTGCCATACGTGTGATTACAACAAAAAGAACCATCTAGGGAGAATTAACGCCTATAAGAGTCAGATAAGAGATCTCACGCAGAAGATGAAGATGTTGTCTCTTTCTCCCTCGCCAAAAACACATACTATTAAAAAGCCTTCCCCAACAAACAAAACGCGAAAAACTAGCCCTAAAATATCCGTTAATATGTATAAGGAATTTAGCAGTCCAACAGAGTCTAAAAACTCCCCAAAAACAGCAAAAACCCGGAAATCACCCGTTAAAACCTCTCCTAAGACACGGGCTAAAACACCCATTAGTAAATTGAAGAAACAGACAAAAAAGCTAGAAAAAACATTGAGAGAAATAGACATTTTAGAACTGAAGACACAGAATAAAACGCTTAACTCTGCCCAAACACGTAAACTAGCCACTAAAGTGGATGTTCAAAACCAGATTCAGCGTCTTAATATGCTCATAATAGAAAAAGAAAATAAAGAAGCGGCGCTCAAAATTTTAAAAGAAAAGAAAGAAGCTGCGCTCAAAATTTTAAAAGAAAAGAAAGAAGCGAAGACCCGTAAGCGATATTCTACCAACGCCGAGTAGTATATTTCTACTAGCGTGTGCTAGATTTACGGGTGTTAGATTTTCTTTTGCGATTTCTAGTTTTGCGGGGACGATTGTTAGATTTTCTTTTGCGATTTCTAGTTTTGCGGGGACGATTGTTAGATTTTCTTTTGCGAT